ATGGTTGTATTTTTTCTAAAAATCCCTAATCTCGATTTTGCTGTTTATTTGAGGCCTTTTTATGTCCCATATATGCCCCACAGATACCCCGCAGCCAAAATCAACAAAATGCCAAAAGGTTCTGTTCCTGCCCTGCAACAAGAAATGCTGCGACGTGTCAGTAAACGTTATGACGATGTAGAAGTGATCATCAAATCCACCAGCAACGATGGCCTTTCAGTTACTCGCACCGCCGATAAAGATTCTGCAAAAACTTTTGTTCAGGAGACGCTGAAAGATACCTGGGAGTCTGCTGACGAGTGGTTTGTTCGCTAATTAACGAGTAAAATCGACCCTGTACACGATTCTGTGTAAATGCCTTTTCTCAGAAGTGACCGTCCAGGCGGTCACCGAACTCGATAATAAAGCGGCTCATTGCCATACGCCAGTCCCGCAGTGGCATCGTCCATTTCTGTGAAGCCGCCTGGATTGCCAGCCACACGACCTTTTTCACTGAGTCATCCGTCGGGAACACCTTGCGTTTTTTGATGGCATGCCGGATTACGCTGTTCAGCGACTCGATGGCGTTGGTTGTGTAGATGACTTTGCGGATATCTGCCGGGTAAGCGAAGAACATCGCCAGGTTGGTCCAGTTTGCCTGCCAGCTCCGGCTTATCTGCGGGTAGCGACTGTCCCAGGCGCTGGCGAACGCTTCCAGCGCCTGCTGGCCTGCTTCTTCTGTGGGGGCCTGGTAGATGGCTTTCAGGTCGCGGGTGACGGCTTTGTAGTCCTTCCAGGAAACGAACCGCAGGCTGTTGCGCACCATATGCACGATGCACAGCTGGATGCGGGCTTCCGGATACACCGTGTTGATAGCGTCCGGGAAGCCTTTCAGCCCGTCGACACAGGCTATGAGAATATCGTTCAGGCCGCGGTTTTTTAGTTCAGTCAGCACATTGAGCCAGAACTTCGCTCCCTCGTTTTCGGCCAGCCACATACCCAGTAACTCTTTCTGGCCTTCGATATTGATACCCAGTGCGAGGAATACGGATTTATTGATTACGCGACTGTCCTGCCGAACCTTCAGGACAATACAGTCAAGATAAACAATGGGATAGACCGCATCCAGTGGCCGGTTTTGCCATTCGACTACCTGCTCCATAACGGCATCGGTGACCTTCGATACCAGCGCCGGTGAGACATCAGCGTCATACAGCTCTTTAAACGCAGCCGCTATTTCGCGGGTTGTCAGGCCTTTGGCGTACAACGACAGGATCTGGTTATCCATCCCGGTGATCCGGGTCTGGTTTTTCTTCACAAGTTGCGGTTCAAAAGAGCCATCACGATCGCGCGGAGTGCGTAGTTCCAGGTGGCCATCACCGGTGATAACGGTCTTTGTGGAATAGCCATTGCGGGAGTTGGCACCCGGTTTAGGCTGGTTTTTATCGTAGCCCAGATGGTGGGACATTTCAGCGTTGAGAGCTGCCTCAACGCTGATTTTCTTCAGCAGGCGATCGAACTGGCTGAGATCTTCAGGGGTTTTGAGATTTTTGGCCAGTTCGTTAGCCAGAGCCTGCAACTGTTTTTCGTCCATAAATTAACCTGCTTTTGATGTTGGATTGAACATATCAAAATCAGGCAATTACACAAATCTATGTACAGGCTCCTCAGTAAATATCAATACGGTTCTGGCGAGCCGCTTACGATGCATGAGAATCACTAATAGTATGTAATTATTACATTTTATTTACAATGCTGTTTCTGTTGGTCTGTATCCATAATTATGAAATGCTGACTTATGGTGTCAAAATAACACATATTCCTTTCAATAATCATTTCTTTTACTATCTTTTCCCTGCTGAGAGGGTGGGGTAGATGTTCTCTTGTGAGATTCATGAACGCAGACTTATCATAAAGAGTGCATATGTTGGAGTTCAGTGCATTCTTGACAAAAACCCCTTTTTCTGGAACGCATAATGTTATTGGGCACTTAAGAAATTGTGTGTCGCAAGAGAATTCATCAGGATTTACAACAAATGAATGAGAATGGATTTTATTTTTAAGGGCGTTTTCGGCCCCTTTTTTCCATCCTATATTTGAAGATAATTGAAGCATAAAATCCTGAGATATTTGTGCAAAACTTCGTCCGTTGTTGATCTGCTGTTCCAGGTTGCGAGCAATAGTGTTTTGTCTCGCCATAAATATGGAGAAATGATTACTGCATACAGGATTTACTGTAAAACCATTGACTGATTCGATATAACGGATATCCATTTTATAACGTTCTTTTATGATTACAGTATCATTTTGATTTTGCTGCACAATATAACGTAAAGATGCTAGCTCATTCTCAGGTAAGATACTTCCTGCTGTGAAGTTTAAAAATATAGGCATGTTTTTTCTGTAATACAAGTCGATTGTTTGTGATTTCGCGCTGTAGGTATATTATCATTCATATTTAACTTCCTAAAGTATGACCTCGTAGGGAGATAAATGCAATACTTAAAGGTAGATTGAAATGATAAATTAGCGCTTGGTAAATCCAGAATTTCATAAAGAGAGAGGTGGTGTTTTTTCATAGCGCTGAGATGTAAGTTGCAACATGTATTATATGCAAGAGAATAGGGAGTACTGGATACATTAACTCTATGTAATCCATTCAAGATATTAATGCAATTGAAATAAATAAGAAACTCTAACTCTCTCCCCTCCCAGGAGAAATCCACCAATCTGCCCTTCCATTACCTGCTGACGCATCTCCGCCATCTCATTCGCGAATGAAGTCGATGATATATATGATACTAATCCAGGCATTACCATATTCCTTCATACAGATAAATATTTCCTCTGGGCTTCATAACAAACATCTCCCTGACATGACAACAAAAACCGGAGCCGGACTCCGGTTTTTGTGAATCCGTCGGCTATTTCATCCCGCCAATATTTCCCCGTCAGCACGCCAGATTTGCAGCGGCCTCACCACTCACTGTATATGCTTTTTAGCTGCATCCAGTACACCAATTACCACATCCTTATACCCTGAACATCTGTAGCATTTCATATAAGCAACTGGCAGTTAACATATAGCTTGGGTAATATTTATTTCACTTATCCTTTATGACAAAGTTTCCTTTGGTTTGGTCATAAATACATTGTTCTTGACTTACAATCATTGATGACGTTATTGGTTCTCGTGTTAGCGGGTGCTTCCCACCGTCGCGAACCAAATGAGAAAAAGAAACCGAATCAAATAAGGTACAAACCAAAGAACCTTCTGAATTTTTAACAAACACACCTTCTTCTGGTTTATCCAGTATAATTGGGCATCGAACCGCCTCGGATGGACACTGAAGGCTCTCCGTATTAACAGAAAACTTACATTGTGATATTTTCCCCTCAATATCACCATGTGATTGTGTGTTACCTGAACCTGAAACCATTCTTAACATTATATCCCTGAGCGCTTCAGGACCACCATTAAGCCCTGTAAGTAATAATCCAGAAAGCAAACTGTTATTGCCCCCACTCGCCAGAAAGCGACCATCCGTTTCACTATATGTGATACGGACCGTCTGCCCGCCTACTGTAATTTCTCCACCGCCACTGGCGGCCATTTGAGCACGAAGAACCTGCATTCCGGTGGAAAATGAATTGGATGCAATAGCTGATGTTAACGGCATGACAAAACTCCCTATTTAAATATTCATTCCAAACACAGGGAGTCATAACAAACAGCCCCCATACATGACAACAAAAACCGGAGCCGGACTCCGGTTTTTGTGAAGCTGTCGGCTATTTCATTCCGCCAATATTTTCCCACGTCCCGTCAGCACGCAGGATTTGCAGCGGTCTTACCACGCACTGTATCTGCTTTTTATCCGCATCCAGTATCACCACCTGCGTGATTACCCTGGCCTGCTCCGGAATAATGCCATTCTCATCTGACTCCAGAATGTCTGCCGGTCCCAGTCGCAGCTGTGCTGTAAATAACTCCCCGTGTTCACGGTCATCATGCTTTCCGCAACCGCACAGACGCTGCATAAGTTTTTTTAGTATGTTCATGTCATTCTCCTGTTCTGCCTGTATCACTGCCCACTTCATCCAGCCCCTTAACATCCTGCCACGGCCCGTCACCAAACCTGACCTGCAAATGCTGAAACAGCCCCTGAACCTGTGTGGCATCTTTGGGGTCAAGAAAGGTCAGTCCGGTGATGAGCGCACCATCTGTACCCGGGAACCAGCCATTGCTGTTTGTCTCAATAATGCTCGCCGGCCCCAGACGAAAACGGATTTGTGTCTCCCCCGGGTCGCCCTTCGGTCCCTGAGGTCCGGTTGCCCCCACCGGGCCAGCCGCACCTGTTTCTCCTTTCGGTCCCTGTGGGCCTGCCGGGCCTGCCGCACCGGTATCTCCCTTTGGACCCTGTGGACCTGCATTTCCCGTCAGACCGGTCTCTCCCCGCTCTCCCCTGTCACCTTTCGGCCCCTGCGGGCCTGCCGGACCAGCATCACCTGCCGGTCCCCGTTCGCCGGTTGCCCCGACAGGGCCGGTGTCACCGCGCTCTCCCTTATCACCCTTCGGCCCCTGAGGACCCGCGGGCCCCTGTTCCCCCTTTGGCCCGGGAGGTCCCACCACGGTGGGGATTCGGTTTACGGCCTCTTCCGCCGCTATCCTGCTTTGTTCCGCTGACTGTGCGCTTTCTGCTGACTCCCGGGCTTTTTCTGTTGCGGTCGTTGCATCCCTGGCTGCATTACCGGCTGCACTTTCTGCCGTCTTTCTTGACAATTCAGCTTCTGCTGCACTTTGTGATGACTCACTGGCTTTTTGAGCGGCCGCAGAAGCCGAGGACGAGGACGCATCCTCTGACTGCTTTGCTGAGGCTGCACTTTCTGCCGCCTGCCGGGCTGACTCCGATGCCTCCCCTGCTGAAGTGTCAGCATTTGCAGCGCTCTCTTCTGCCTGACTGGCTGATATGCCGGCATTCCTCGCTGACGTCTCCGCCTCTCCGGCATTCTTCTTCGCCTCCTCAGCGTGACGCGCCACCTCTTCCACCATCAGTTCAAAACGGCGCAGAGCCTCCGGACGGGCATCATCCTCCGTCATGGCACCGAGAAAATCATTCAGCGTACCGGGTTGAGAATCTTCATACACGGTGATGGTCCCGGCATGTGACGGCGGGAATCCTTCCACCAACAGAATGACGCTGTACTGACCGTACTCAACGTCCATGCTGTAACGACCGGCTTCATCCGGATTTTCAGAGGCCACCGTGTTCACCACCACCGTGCTGCTGGTCCGTCTGGCTTTCAGTTGAATGGTGCAGTTCTCTACCGGTTTTCCTGTGCCGTCTTTCAGTACACCTGAAATCTTTACTGCCATATTCACCCCACAAAAAAGCCCGCCTGAACCGGCGGGCTGTCATAACACTGTGTTACCTGGCTAATCAGAACTTATAACCGACACCCACGATGAAACCGTCAGTGCGCCAGTCGCCACTGCCGGAGCCTTCATAAGCGACATCAACGGCCACTGATTCGGTCGGGTTAAACTGCACGCCAGCCCCCCACGCCAGAGATGTGTTGCTGTAGCGAGCGTCATCACTTCCGGTCAGCACGTCGTGCGTTTTCCTCTTGTTGTCAGTTACGCGAAGATAATCCCCGGAGAAAGTCGACACACGGCTGTAAGCCATACCCGCCATCGCATACGCGCTGAACCATTCATTCACGCGCACAGACGGCCCCGCCATCACGCTGAACCAGCGGTTACGCACGGAATCTTCATGCCAGCGGATATCGCTGTAACGGGTCAGCTGGCGATTCTTGTCTCCTGCATAGCTGAATGACGTCACCAGCCCCAGTGTGTCCGTAAACTCATAACGGTATTTCACGTTAATCCCGTTCAGATCATCGCTGCCGGGAACGTTCGTCGAGGCATGAAGATACCCCGCGCTCAGCGTGGACTGATGTTCAGACGCCCATGCAGGCGCACCGGATACGGCCAGACAAATGGCTGCGGACAAAATGGCGGCATAAAGTTTACGCATAATTACCTCTCGCTTTTCTGCAATAAAAAAGGCGTCATTTCTGACGCCCGTTCTGGGTTATAAAATTCAGCTGATACTGATACCTGCTGTGGATTTTTTCATCACCACAACCAGCAGATCGCTGATACTGGTTGTTGGTGTCCAGTTATTCGCTCCTGATGAAGATACGGTGAATGTCAGTGTCAGCGTCCCCTGTCCGGCAGGCATATCTATAACTGAGGAAAATACGCCCTGAGCATCCGTCGTGGACTGATTAAAAATCTCCTGACCATTGCGGGTCACTCTTAACCGGCAGGTTGAATACCAGTATGACTGTTGGTTATTACTGTTGAAATTCTCATGCTTACCACCGCGGAATAACACTGGCGGTATCATGACCTGCCGGTCAAACTTCTGATCATCACTGATTCTTACCGTGATGGTGCCACTGGCATAACTGTTCGTGCGGGGGAAAGACTTGCTGACCGTTTTGACAATATCGCCTTCAATCTGGTTGGCTGACAGTTTTCATTAATCGTGACATTGTTGAGCGTCCCTGAATTTGCATTCACATTACCGCTGATATCCGCATTTTTAGCGGTCAGCTTTCCGTCTGGTGTCAGGGAAAATGCCGGCGGATTTCCACCGCTGGTAATGGTGGGGGCCGTCAGACGCTTCAGGAACACGTCGTTCATGAATATCTGATCGCCCTGACCAACAAACATTGGTCTTGTGTTGCCATTAGACGGATCAATAAACGCAATACGATTGGCGGCAACCAGAAACTGGCTCAGTTTGCCTTCCTCCGTGTCCTCCATGCTGAGGCCAATACCCGCGACATAATGTTTGCCGTCTTTGGTCTGCTCAATTTTGACGCCCCACATGGCATTCCATTTATCGTTGGCGTCCTTCCACTCTTTCGAAAACTCCTCCAGTTTGCTGGCGTTATTCTCCGTCAGCTCGACTTTTTCCAGCAGCTCCTTGCCGAGATGGGATTCGGTTATCTTGCCTTTGAAAAAATCCAGGTAGCCTTCCGCATCATCGCTCGCCCGACCGACGGCCTCCACAAATGCCGATTTGCCAACGGTGTTCACACTGCGAACATAAAAATAATAATCATGGCCCGGCCTGATATTGATACTGGCGGCTATCCAGTACAGCGCCGTACCAAGATAACGCGCGCTGGTTTCAACCTGCCTGATATCGGTAATCCGCTTTTCCGAGAACCAGAACTCAAACTGTACCGTCGGATCATAAACGGCAAGATGCGGCGTTGCGGTTATCTGAAAATAGCCCGGCGTCAGCTCAATCCTCGACGGCGCTGCCGGTGCGGCAATCCGGAACGATACCGATGTCGGATCGCCCTGCTGTCCCCAGGCATTTGCCGCCCGGACTGTCAGCCTGTAGTTACCCAGCGCCAGTTGCGTGAAGCGGTATGTGGTTTCCGTCGTCCGGGCCGTGCTGACCAGCCGCTCACTGCCGTCATCCGCTGCCACGGTCAGGCGAAGCATAAAGCTAACCCCCTTCACCACCTTTGGCGTGTCCCATCGCGCCAGCACCTGATATTCCCCGCTGTCTGCGGTGACTTCTGCGGTCAGGTGCTGCACCGCTGGCGGCGTGACACCATTCACCGTTCCGCTCTGGTCGCCGTCAAAGTGCGCCCCGTTATCCACAATGGCTTCTTTTTCCGGTACATGCTGCACGGCAGTGATGGCATACGTACCGTCGTCGTTCTCACGGATACTCACGCAGCGGAACAGGCGCTGGCGCAGCGTCGGCAGCTTCAGCCCCCATACGCTGTATTCAGCAACACCGTCAGGAACCCGGCTCACTTTTACCTTCACGCCGTCGGTGACGGACTGAACCTCCACGCTGACCGGACTCCCCTGCCCGTCAACCAGGCTTATCAGCGTGGTGCCGGAGGCTGGCAGCGTGATTTCACGGTCGAGCGTCAGTGTCCGCGTCTGGCTGTTCACCGCCAGCACGCGCCCGCCGGTGCTGATCCCCGCATAGTCATCATCGCAGATTTCAATGATATCGCCCGGTACATGGCGAAGCCCTTCTGCGCCCACGCTGAAGTCCACGGTCTGCGTTTCCAGCAGCTCTGTTTTAATCAGCCACAGCCCGGCGCGGTGTGCCTGCCCCCGGCTGGTACAGCCAAAAGCATCCATCTTCGTGACGTTACGACCGTAACGGGCAATGGCCTGCGTATCCTTCACAAGCTCTGTCGCCGTCTCCCAGCCGTTGTTCGGGTCAATCCAGTTCACCTCAACGGCATTATGGCGGTCTTTCAGGGCGCTGAAGCTGTAGCGGAACGGCGCGCCATCATCCGGCATCACCACATTACTGCGGTTATAGGTCCACACCTTATCCGACGGTCGGTCCTGCACGAACGTCAGCGTCTGCCCGTTCCATACCGGCATACAGCGCATCGCCGAGCAGAAATCACTGAGCACATCCCACGCCTTGCGCTGTGTGGTCAGGTACGCATTACAGGTGATGCGCGGCTCCGTGCCGCCAAAGCCGTCCGGCACTGACTGGTCGCAGTACTGGCCGATGACATACAGCGCCCATTTGTCCACATCCGCCGCACCAAGACGTTTCCCCATGCCGTAGCGCGGGTGGGTCAGCATATCCCACAGACACCAGGCCATGTTGTTGCTGTATGCCGGTTTAAACGTTCCGTCCCAGATACCGCTGTATTGCCGCGTCTGCGGGTTATAATTCGACGGCACCTGCAGAATACGCCCGCGAAGATGATAATTACGGCTCACCTGCTGGCTGCCGAACTGCTCCGAGTCCACCTGCACGCCGACCAGTGCCGTGTTCGGGTAGCACTGTTTCACATCGATGATTTCGGTGTATGACGACCAGAGCGTTTTGTTCTGCAGCTGGTCTGTGGTGCTGTCCGGCGTCATCCTGCGCATCCGGATATTAAACGGGCGCGGCGGCAGGTTATCCACCACCACCGAGGCCAGATACTGTGAAGTGGTTTTACCCTTAATGGTGATGTCTTTTTCCGTCACCCAGCCACCGTTACGTTGTATCTGAACCAGCAGGCGGACTTCCGATGGATTCCTGTCCCCCTTTGAGGTGGTTTCCACCAGTGCCTGCACACCGAAGGTAAAACGCAGTCGGTCAATGTTTGCCGACGTGATGGTCCGGGTGATCGGCGTGTCGTATTTCACTTCCGTACCCAGCACCGTCTCGGAGCCGGAGGATTCAAATCCCTCCGGCGGAGTCTGCTCCTGCTCACCAGCCCGGAACACCACCGTGACACCGGCGATGTTGGTATTCCCCTCACTGTCCAGCACCGGCGTACTGTTCAGCAGCACGCTTTTTAATCCATCCACCGGACCTTCAATCGGCCCTTCACTGATGGCGTCTATCACGCTCAGCATCTGGGATGATTTCAGGTTGTCCTTCGCTTCGCGCGGGGTATGCCCCTTACTGCTGCCTTTACCCATTCCTCACGCTCCATAAACGACAAAACCGCCCGCAGGCGGTTTCACATAAAATGTTTTGCATCAGCGACCAATCACCACAACCTGACCACCGTCCCCTTCGTCTGCCGTGCTGATTTCCTGAGATACCACCCGCGACCCCACGCGCATTTCACCGTACAGAACGGGCAGAACATTGCCCTGGGCAACCATGTTATCCAGTGAGGAGAAATACGTGTTTTGTTTGCCGTTATCCGTTGTCTGTGTACGGGGAGTTCTGGCTTTCGGTGCCAGCATCTGCGCCACACCACCAAGTACCATACTGGCACCGAGAGAAAACAGGATGCCGGTCATACCACCGGCCCCAATGGCTGCCCCCCATGCTGCAAGGGTGGCTCCGGCGGTAAAGAATGATCCGGCAATGGCGGCTGCTCCCAGGACAATCTGGAATACGCCCCCTGACTTGGCCCCGGCGACTCTGGGAACAATATGAATCACAGCGCCGTCAGGCAGAACCTCATGTAACTGCGCCGTCAATCCGGACGTGCTGACGTCCCGCCCGGAAATCCGTACCTGATACCAGCCGTCGCTCAGTTTCTGACGAAACGCCGGGATCTGCATGGCCAGCGCCCGAATGGCTTCAGCCCCCGTTTTCACACGAAGGTCGATGCGGCGGCCAAATCGTTGTAAATCCCCGTAAAGGCAGATGCGCGCCATGCCCGGTGACGCCAGGCTGAATGCGTTCGTCGTTGCCATTTTTCGGAATACCTCTCCCGTTTACTCAGTTGTTCAGGCAGATGGTGAAGCAGTTCACCGTTGCCGCAGTATATGGCGGCATGATTGGCCACCGATGCGCCAAAGCAGCACAGCAGGATATCGCCAGGCTGTGCGGAAGGCAGGGAAATCCTGTAAAAACCAGTCGCCTCCATATTGTCCAGGTACAGGTTCTGACCATTGCGCCACCAGTCATCCTCACGCTCAAAATCCGGCATCTCAATCCCCGCCAGATGATAAGCATCCCGGAACAGCGTGTAACAGTCCGTCACCCCGTGCTCAAAGCGCCGCCCGGTGAGATGCGGCACACAGCGGAACTTATGAATCGCCCCCCGGCAGACCAGCAACCACGGCAAATCACTCTGCACCTGCAGCCGCCGGTCAGCCTCACTCAGCCAGGGCAGACCACCGGGGTGGCTGTGGACCAGCGCCACAATCTCCCCCTGCATCTCTGCCCGCAGCCAGTCTTCCGGTGCGATACGAAAATACGCCTCCGGCTCTGCAGAGATATTCACACAAGGGATATACCGTTCCCCCTCCGGCGTGCTTATCACGAAGCCGCACGACTCCGCAGGCGCACACCGCCGGGCATGCGCCAGAATCGCTGATTCAGTCTGTGTCATAAAACAGGATTTACTGCGAAAGTTTATTGATGGAAAGGAAACCGCCAAAATTGACCGCCATGCCGCGCATCTCACACCCGCGCATGCATTTACTGCATCTGTCCTTCCGGATATCCGTGGTGGGGTTGTCGAACTCATCCGCCACTGCCGGACCGTTATACCCGCATTCATCGCCCCGGTAATCCCACATACAGGTGTTCGCCAGCATGATGCGACCGGGAAACAGCGCCCCGTCCGTCTCCGTCGGTGTCGCCAGCACAAACGAGGCCGTCATGGCCGTCAGCGATGACATCTGCTCCACCACCCACCGGTCCGTCAGCTCCTGCTCAGGGTCTGCCTCAGGATTGCCTGCCACAAAATTCACCGCATCCAGAAAACGGGCATACACCCGGCGGCGGACCACCGTGGCCCCCACCAGGCTCTGCAAATCCTCCGCCATCCCGGTGACAAGGCCGAAAAGATTGGACACCGTCAGCGACGGGCGGGCACTGCTGCCCTTTCCGTTCATCTCAAAGCCGCTGCCCTCAATCGGGTACGCCTGATATTCACGCCCCTGCCAGGTCACCGCCTCCCCTTTTTCATTCAGCTCATTGCAGAAAAAATACCGCTCACCACCCTGTACCGTCAGGTCGATTTCCCAGAGTACCACCCGCGGTGACTGCTCTGATTTAACCGACTCGTTCAGACTTTCTTCGTGAATATCCTGCATCAGTTCACCACCTGCTTAAACTCGGCACTGAATTCAACCCGCAGCATGCGAACCCGTGATGACCAGGCGGCACAGGTCACCTTTATCTGCCGCCAGGCATAAGGCGGTGTCCACAGAAACGCCTTCCAGCCACCGTGCTCTGCCAGGAATGCCTCCAGATGTCGGGCCTCCTCCCGGGTCACGGAAAGCGTCACACGGTATGTTTTCAGGTCAGCATTCAGCCCCGCCGCCATACGCTGCGAATACCCGTCACCAAAACGCACTTCACGCACCGATGGCTGCGAGTTCACCTCCATATCCGGCTTCACTTTCCAGCGAAATGTTTTCATCGCCTGCCTCCGGAAAAGACGCCGCCATCACGCATCTGCGCCTGAATCTCATCCTGCGCCCCCTTGCGGGCCATGTCATACACCGCCTTCATCAGCTGCGGCCCCGCCTGTCCGTTGGAGCCGTCGTTCTGAATCACCACGTGATTGTTCTGATTAAAATTAATGCCTTCCGTCCGCCGCATCTGCGCCGGACTTCCGGCACCGCCCACATAACCACCTTCCGCATAGCCCCGCATCAGGCGGTACAGGTTGCCGACGCCAATCCGGCTGGTTGCCTCCTTCGTGAAGACAAACTCCCCGCGATGAACAATCCCCGCAGGCTCATATTTGCCGCCCGTCCCCGTAAATCCCCCGGTCGCGAAATGGAAGTTCGCCGCCGCAGCCTGAATGGCCGTCCCCGTGGAGGCAGACGCCCCACCACCGAAAGCACCACCAATGGCGCTGCCGATACTCCCGACAATCCCCACCATTGCCTGCTTAAGCAGAATTTCTGTCATCATGGACAGCACGGAGCGGGTGAAGCTGCGCCAGTTCTGTTCACTGCCGGTCAGCATCACCGCCATATTCTGTGCAATACCGTCAAAGGTCTGCGTGGCCACGCTTTTAACCTGCGAAAAACTGTCCGTCGCACTTTCCGCCCACTCGCCCCAGCCGGACTTCAGCCCGGCCATCCAGCTTCCACGAAGCTGCTCCTCCGCAGACCAGGTGTTCTTCAGTGCCGATGTGGCCTTCGCCAGCGCAGCCGGATTATCACCGTACACGTCACGAAGGCGCTGCTCTTCCGACTCCCGCTGCGCCTGACGGTCGGTGAGGCCCCGCGCCTGGGCACTGATTGCCGCCTGCTTCGCACTCTGCTGCTGTTCAAACCGCGCCGCCTGCTGTGCCAGCTCATTCAGCCGTTTCTGGTGTTCAACTTTGTCTCCCAGCTCAGCCAGCTGGCGTTTGTACTCCAGCGTCTCTTTCTCATGGGTCAGCAGGGATTTTTCCTGCTCAGATAACTGCCGTTTCGTGGCTGCCTCTTTCAGGACCGCATACTGATTTTCCGCTTTCCATAAATCGCGACGCTGCTGGCTGATTTTCTCATTCGCACCGCTGTGTTTTTCCAGCGTCCGGAGCTCGGTTTCAAGCGCCAGCAGGGCAGCATGCGCCTGGTCTTCCTGACGCTCACCGGCTGACACTTTGACTCCTGACGACTTCGGCTTTTTCAGCGTCGATTCATAATCCTTTTTCGCCGCCGCCATCAGCGTGTTGTAATCCGCCTGCAGGATTTTCCCGTCTTTCAGGGCCTTATTCAGTTCTTCCTGACGGGCGGTATATTTCTCCAGCGGCGTCAGCAGACGCTCATACGCCTTCTGCGCCTCTCCGGTATACTTCAGCTGTGATGCGTCCCGTTCGGCCCGGTCCCTGGCGGCCAGTTCACCGGCTTTTTCCATATCCGACTGCAGCGTGGCCGCTGCCAGCCCCAGACGGGCATTTTCCCGGTCATTCCATGCGCCCTGAAGGTTGGCCCGGAAAGAGGCGGTTTTTCCCCGGCGCTGGCTCCGGCTCTGGTACCACTGCCATTTTTTATCTGCCTCATCAAATGCCTTCTGTGCACTGGCGAGCATATCCGCTGAGGACTCAGGACGACCGATATCCAGAATGGCATCCCACATCGATTTGAATGCCTTCCCTGTTTTATCCGCCCAGGTCTCCAGTGTTCCCATGTTTTCTTTCAGGCGACGGGTCTGCTCATCAAAGCCTTTCGTGGCGATATCGTTCGCCGCCTGCAATGCCCCGGCCTCGTCTCCGGAACGCTGCAGCTGTGCAACATACGCAATCTGCTCTGCCGTCACGTTACGGAACTGGCGCGCCATCGCCATCAGTCCCGACGTCGGGTCGGTGGTCAGTTTTCCGAAAGCCTCTGCCACCTTGTCCACCTCCACACCGGATGCAGAAGCAAAACGCGCGACACTCTGGTTGATGGCATCAAACTGTTCACCACCACGCACACCGGCATTCACCAGGGCTGCCAGTGACTCACTCGCCTGGTTAAACGTCAGCCCTGCGGCCTGTCCGGCTCTGGAGAGCGTCAGCATGCGATCGGCAGTCAGTCCGGACTGATTACCGGAAAGAACCAGGGTTTTATTAAACGCTGAAAGCGTGGAATCCCCCTGGTACCAGGCGTACGCCAGCGCACCTGTCGCCACCGCCAGCGAGGTGACCCCGACCATCGGCAGGGTGATCGCACCGGCAAGTCCCCTGAACATGGGGATCATCCCGCCGAAGGAGTCCTTCACCTGACCGCCCTGTTGCAGCAGGATCAGCCAGGGATTCTGACCACCGGCAAGCTGCGTGGCGATATCCGTAAACTGTGCGGGCAGGGTTCGCATGGCCGCTTTATACTGCCCGACGGAAATCCCGGCTTTTTGTGCAGCCAGCGCCTGACGACTCAGGTTCTGCTCAACAACACCGGCGGTTTTTCTGGCGTCAGTCTCCAGTCCGGAAAAATGACGCCTTACCCGGCTCATCTGCTCATCGAAACGGACCGCATCCAGACTCAGGTCAATAACAAGATCACCAACCGGCTGGGACATATCTCACACCTCCGGAAATCCCCGCTGAAGCCATCATTAATGCGACATCATCCTCGCTGACATCCGCCACATCCGCAGACGATAAAATCTCACGCCCTCCGTCCCCACCAAACCGGACGCCTCCGGCAAGTCCTGCCGCTTTCTGCATCAGCATTTTTTCCTCATCCGGCATCTCCGTCTGCGCTTCCTCACGCCGGGGGGCAAGCAGACTGAAATCAGAGGGATGCATATCCGGATCGCAAAAAAACAGGCTGAGTACGGCGTACGTCAGCCCGGAAAAATGCATATCCAGTTGGGTATCGAGAAAATAATGCGTACGGTAAAAATGTCGCCAGTCGGCATATTCGGTGGATGTCATCCCGGCAAGCATGGCGCGCCAGTCAGGCCTCCCCATCTCACGCGCCAGTCTGAGGGCAAAATTCAGCTCGCCGTCGAAGACTTTCCCGCAGAAAAATCATCATCAGTCAGCGCGTTATTTTTCGCCACTTCGGTGCTGTCAGTATCCGCATGAACAGCCCCGCTCATCCCGGACAGACGCAACACCACATCTTCCGCCCGGGCAATGGCATCCGCAGGCCAGGTGGTGAGCACCTCCTGTTCGATCTGCATCACAGCCTCATTCATTGACGGTGATGCCGTTTTCTGCGGATGGTTATGCCACAGGGACATCGCCACCAGAAACGCGCCGGTTCTGACGAGATCTTCCACGCTTACCTGCAGGTTGCCGCTGGATTCTGCCTGTTCTGCACGCCGTTTCAGGAGGGCAAGATGCTCAATACGCTGCAGCGCAGACAATTCGGAAAGCGTGACGGACACACCGTTATATTCAAATTGTTCTGTTTTCAGAAACATGTATTACCTCCGTTTACCCTGCAGCGCCCGCTTCAGTAACGGTGACTTCAGCCACTGCGGCGAACTGACCATTTCCGCTCACCACAGGGATCTGCACCTTACCTGTCGCCACGCCGTTTACCGTAATTGTCATATCTTTCACACTAATGGTGGCTTTCGACGGATCGGCGGAAACCGCTCTGAACGTCTTGTCGGTTGCACTTTCCGGCTCAAAAGAAACCGTCAGGGTGGTTGTTTTCCCTTTTGCCACCGTACCGGATGTCGGCGTCACCTTAATCGCAGTGACCGGCGTAATTTTGCTGCGTTCTTCCGCCACGGAAGGTTTGCCCACGTTGGTCACTTTCACCGTGCGGGTGATCACTTCTTTCGCCGTCACGGCCTTACCGATACTGCTGACCCAGCCACGAAACACATCCACCGTGCCGTTCGGAAAACGGATTTTATAGGCCCGCACATCCCCGCTTTCAAACCAGCCTATAAGCCCTTTCTGACCTTCTTCTCCCGGTTTCCAGGCCAGCGTAAAACTGGTATCTCCTGCAGACTTCTGCCCCTGCCCGGTCGCGGTCCAGTCCGCGTCTTCATCATCCAGGTAGTTATCATCGTAGGGTTCTGCCGTCATCTCGCCCGGCGTCAGATCCTTCACCTTAGCCAGTCGCAGCCAGTCATCGTCTGACAACGGGTTTGCATAGGCGTCACCCTGACCGTTATAAACCCACAGGGTGGTACCGGCACCTTTTACCGGCGCCAGGGGATTTGGTGTTGCCATATCGTCCTCACATCTCGTATGTAATGGAATAAGTCAGATCTGCAGAACTCCACAATGCCATATCGTCATCACGACGATAGTCATAGCCCTGCGTAACCATCGTGGTAATCATGCCTGCCAGTGCAGGGATCACCGCCATCGCCGGGTAAATCCGGCTTTCCATCCACTGATCAAGCTCTGAATCCGGTACCTGTGCCGGTAAAAACACCTCAATATGCAGTGTGGCCCGCCAGGTATCTGCATCCAGCTCTTCACCGGTATACTCTGCATCCGTCAGATAAACCGCGACCGCGGGAAAATCCTCTTCGTCAAAAACAACGGGGCGACCATCAAACAGCGTCGCCCCGTGTTCATGCAGCTCCAGTGCATCCAGCACTGCAGCACGGATATCAGTATGTTTCATCGTTTTATTGCAATCCTCAGTTGTTGTTTCAGCGCGGATGCCAGTTCTTTAGGCAGGCGTTCACGCCGGATACGGTCAACATTCTCATCAAATGCCTGTTTCAGTAGGGCCGCCATCGGGATTTTCACCACATCAATGGGGTAACGGTTTTTCCCGGCCACACGCTGCATGACATGCCAGCGACCATTTTTTAATCGCTGAATAAATGCCCGCTGATACCGATGCTGACCGGCTTTGAGTATGCTGTTCGGGCGACGCCCCGGCATCCTGATCCCCAGCTTAATCACAGGGAGATCACCGCGGTTAACGATAATTCTGGCATTCGGATTTCTGACCGTCGCCCGTTTCAGTCTGGACCGTTCCTTAACCAGTTTCCGGCGAACCTTTGTCTCCCGGGCAACCTGTGATGAAGACTGATTAATCGCCGTTGTGGCCACGCGGTTAATGGCCATTGCTGAAGCCGCCGGAATGGCGTTTTTACGAACCCGGCTCAGATTGTCAATCGCCTGATCAAGCCCTTTTATCGCCATAATTTCACCCTGCGTTTATCGTCGCCGGTTAACTGCGGGTGGTTGACCACGGTTGAGCCAGAGATAACAGCTGCCCCCGTCATCCGGAGAAACACGATCCACCCAGAATATCTCACCATTAATGGTCAGCGTGTCACCACGCCGCACGGCACGAACCGTATCCGTCCGCACAAATAATGACGGGCTGCTTCCTTCAATACGGACCCCGCCACCGGCAAACCCCAGCGACTCCGGATCGTCAAAAACCCCCTGAACTTCGCTGCCACACTGTGCCCCCGAGGTGAACTGCGCACAGAGCCCCATCACTTCAACAATCGTGCTGTCCACCCCGGCGAGGGCAGCATCAAAGGCATTCTGAAAATCACGCATGCTCAGCCGTTCCGTGCTGTATCATGGCTGTCGCCAGTGGTGATGGCACCAGAACACGCATGCCCCGGTACGTCAGTTCAACGGGACGGCCTGTCTCCGGGCAATACCCCATCACATGCAGGCATTTCCGCACACGGACCGCTTTAACATCATCCGTAGCATCAGTGTTGTGCAACTGCTCACCATCGTCTGTGTGATTTTGCTCAGGCCCGCTCTCATCACCAGGCATAATGCCCTCCCGGGAAGCAGCAAGCTCCTCTTCCCACTCAGACACACGTTGCGCAATATCCGCAGCACTCCCCGACATATCCGCCTCGCGCCCCAGCAGGCCAGCCAGTTGACGAAGACGTTTCTGATTTTCTTCTTTTGTTGCCATATCAGCCCCCTGTGAAAAAAGACACGGGGGCATTTCGCCCCCGCTCACGGATTATTTCACCTGCACCACCACAAACTCATCCGGATCCGGCAGCACCATCAGCGGTGCGGACTGCGTCATGGTAAATTCACGGGCCGGATCGCCCACGGTCAGCCAGTGTTTCGGGTAACGGGAAGAAGCCACCACACCTTCGGACAACGCCTGCGCATCCTGAATGGCACCGTAACAACGGATCCCATCTGCAGCCGTATTTCCCAGGACCAGCGTGCCCTCCGGCAGATAACGTTTTTCGGTACCGTCCTCTGCCACATAAGACGTTTTCGCCACCACAATGGCCAGATCGCCGTAATACCCTTTGAAAGACACCACCGCCCCCAGGTCTTTCACTGCCGTTTCGAGCTGTGAATTTGAGCCGCGACGGGTATCCAGTTTTTCGCGGAACAGCTTAAAACCATTCAGCAGACGCCAGACAGTACCGTCCATAATGGCAATATTCACAAGACCGCTGGCCTGATCGCAGTAGAGGTCAATATCATGCGTCGGATCAAACGTATCACGGTCCTGCTCAGACCATTTTTTACCGTCGGCCTGCTCAATGTTATTTCCTTCAGAGCGTCCAAAATCCACCTCGACAGTATCAAACTGATCCCCTTCCATGGTGTATTTGCCATACAGCACGGCATTCACCGCCTGCATTTCTTCCACCTGGACAATGGCATGCTCTTCCTGTTTGAGGTTATCGGTGATGATACGCAGACGACGGTAGGCCGGGTCGTTCAGTTGAGCCGGATCTTCACCGGGAAGACGCTCAACCGCCTGCTGGTAATTAAATTCGTGTTTCGGCTTGACGTAGCCCGGACGTAACACGCGGGTTTCACCACCGCGATGACGCAGCACTTTTCCTTCAACAACCGGGGAGACATAGGCCGCCACCGGCGTTTTTCCGGTAATTTTGTCCAGCATCACCTCTTCGGTATGGAAATTCACCGTACGGCGGAAAAACAGCTCCAGAAACAGCGCACGAAATTTCACTTTTTGTTCGGTATAACCGAGTAACTGGCGGGTCGTAAACAATCCCATAAATCAGTTCCTTTCATTCAGAAATCAGTCAGGCCACCGCGGTGGCCTGATAACGTGTTACGGCAGCGCCGCGTGACTCAGGGCACTGCCGGCAAAGGCATTTGCCTTTTTGTGTTCATCCACACTTTCAGGCCAGCGGATTGCCTCCGTCGCAAAGGTCCCCGACTTGTAATAGGTCAGTACCGTCTCTGTGCCTTCAAGCGGCAGTACCAGTATGCCAACTGCACTACCGGCTTTCTGTCCGTCCCAGACCACCAGTTTCCCGCTGGCTTCATCCAGCATCAGGGGCGTCAGTGCCGGTGTTGCCGAGGAAATCCCGCTGCTGCCTGTGGCGGTATGAGCCGGATCATTACCGGCAAAAATACGTACTTCCGCACGCTGTTCAGTGATGTTTTTCGTTACCATATTGTAAAAACCTCCTGTTGATGGTCAGCACTGACTTCATGGCATGGCCATGAGCATTTTCATGTCCGCATCACCGTCTGCTGACGTCTGTGGCACGCCACCCTGTACCGCAGCCGGTGAATGGTTCGCCATGATGCGTTCAAACAGGGCGGTTGTGGATGCAGAGACCGGTTCTGCCTTACCTGATCCCGCAGCCAGCACAGCCCGGGCGCTCTCCACAGTCATTCCCGGGCAGGCAGCCAGCTGTTCAGCCTGCGCCTCAGCCCCTTTTGCCTCATCCAGTGCCATGATCTGATCACGGAGTGAGGGTCCGGCATCCGCCTGCGGTGAAGCAGCCAGGATCGGGCGGGCTTTTTCCACCGTCATCTCCGGCATCGCCGCCAGCGTTGCCGCCAGTTGTTCACGACCGTTCGCTTCTTCACACGCCATAATGCGATCGGCTTCACTCTGCGTGGATGCCACCGGCTGCTGCGGTGCCGCCGCGGCCAGAATCGCCCGGGCCTGTTCAACGCTCATGCCCTGTTGTCCTGCCAGCATCGTGGCAAGCTGTTCACGTCCTTTCGCTTCCTGGCATGTCAGGATCCCCATCACTCGCTGGTTCTCCTGCGCGGCGGCTTCCGTTGCAGTTAATTGCGGCATAGTGCCTCCTCTGACATTACTGTTCAGCGCCGTGGCCATCACACTGATGGCATCCGACGCATTGACTAATTCATCCGCCAGCCCGGCATCAATGCCGGACTGACCTTCAAAAACGGCGGCCTCTGTTCCCGTGACGGCATCAACAGACAGACCGGTAAACATCGCCACTTTTTCGGCAAACATCCGGCGCGCCGCATCAATGCGCTGCTGCATGTCCTGGCGAACCTCTGCCGGTAAGGCTTCAAACTGATTGCCATCCACCTTGTGCGTCCCTGAGTAAATCAGCGTGATATCCACACCGGCCTGCGCCAGATGACCGGCATAGCTGACATGGCTCATCATCACGCCAATGGAGCCGATACGGGATGTCTGGGTAACCAGCCGTCGGGAGCAGGCCGACGCCAGCAGCATGGCTGCAGAACAGGCCGTGTCATTGCACAGTGCCCAGACCGGCTTCTGCTGACGGAGGCGGTAAATCATGTCAGCGCAGTCAAACGCGCCGGCGGCCTGCCCGCCCGGACTGTCAATGTCCAGCAGTACGCCCCGCACCTGGCTATCCGCCATTGCCTGCTGAAGACAGGCGACAATACCGTCATAGCCTGTCATTCCGGAAAATGGCCGCATACCCCCCAGCCGGTGCACCAGCGTGCCGGTCACCGGCAGTACAGCAATACCGTTCACCACCCTGTAAACACGGGCCGGTCGTTTACCTCCGGCCATGTACTCGTCCGTTTCAGCCAGCATTCCGGGAGCATCAAATTGTACCTGCTGTTGTGGTACCGAAAGACTTGCTGCCCCCATCTCGCGCCCGAGCGCGCAAAAGAAAACCCGCGCATAGGCGGGCTCCAGAAGCAGCGGTTCATTGAATGCTGCGGCAATAATGTGTGAAAGATTACGTCTCACGGGGTGTTGTCTCCTCTTCCGGCCTGCGACTCTCCGCTATCTGCTGCTGATACGCCTGCGCTATCCACACCGGACGTGAGAGTCCGGCTTTTTGCCGCTCTGCAGATTCCCTGACCTGCTGGCGGAAAATGTCCTGATAATCCTCGCCCATCAGCGCCAGCTCTTTCTCATACGTGCTCAGTCCGGCCTCAATGCGCATCACCGATTCCTGAACCTCCTTGAGCCCGTCAATGACCATTCTTCCGGCACCAATCCACTCTGCCCGTGACCAGGCTGATCGCGCCTGATAAAAATCAAAACGCGCCCGTGGCGGACGGATAATCCCCCGAAGAAGTGCCTCTTCCAGCCAGCAGGAAAACATCTGCGTGGCCAGCCGGGCCGCAATAAATTTTCGCCGCCCCATAAAATAGCGCCACGACTCATTGGCAGAGGCCCTGGCACTTGAATAACTGACCTTCGAGTAATCACGGGACAACTGTTCGTAGGAAACGCCAAGACCGGCGGCGATATACCGCAGCAGCGCCTGTTCAAGCGCCGAAAATCCATTGTCTGAATCCTGCGCAGTCTGTAGTTTCAGATCATCACCAGGGAAAAGGTGCGGAATTTTGACACCGCCCAGTGTCACGTTATTCGTGTCATACCAGCTGGAGAACTTCTCCAGAATATTAATAAGCGGATTATCCTTCTGCTCCTGTGGCGCGCCGGCGATATATTCAAAGGCCTTTTCGGTATCAAGTTCACTTTCAATCGTCGCTGCATACATGGCTTTCACAATGGCCGACTGAAGCTGTGTTGCCTGCAGGGAATCCAGCATCTTCAGCCGTTCCATGACGCTGTAAAACTGATTAGCCCCACGGGTCTGCCCGTCCTCCACCGGCTCGAAAATATGCAGCATGGCCGGACGCCCGGTGGGAAGTTCACGCGGGATCCGTTCCCATCGTCCACTCCCGGAGCGAGGAAAATCATCCTCACAGATATGGTACGCAACGGCACGGCCATATCGATCGACCTCCACCCCGGCCCGCAGAAAACGGTTCCCCATACCGTGTCCTGGCGTGTCCACCCGTTTCGGACTCACGGCTTTAAAACGCGTACGGAATAACTGCGTGGTTTCCGTATCCCAGACCGGCTGCACAAAGATTTCGCCGTTAAACGCATGAACGCCCACACCTTCACGGATAAATTCCGTAAACGTGCGTTTTCCTTCCACGTCGATCTCGCCAGACATCCCTTCTGCGTATTCTGACCAGGCCGCCTCCACCTCATCGACAAAACTTTTTGCCGCGGTCTCCCGCATCCCCAGCCAGCGCCAGTTCGGACGGTAGCTGATCAGAAACATATGCCCGACAATATGATCCTTATGCAGGGCCACCGCATTGGCCGCTATCCCGTTATTGCGCACCAGATCATCTGCCCGGGCATTCCCCAGACGCAACGCAGGCAGCAGGGCTGCATCGGCACTCTGCGCCGGTGGCAACCACTCCGCCATTTGCCCGCCAAATCCTGCACCGCCCCCGTTGTAGCTGAGACTCTCACGAAGCGGAACGCCGTTCACATCAATCAGGACAGGCGTTCGTTTCATAACCTCACTCCCAGCGGACGACGGCGACGCCGGGTTGTCCCCAGTACCGACTCCGCATCATTGATCGCCCGGTTAAGCTCATCCAGAGAAGCCGCCGTATATTCAATTCTGCGACCATCTTTCTGGACAGACACCACCCGTTTACCGGTTAATAAATCAAGGCGCGCCTGACGCAGCGCCTGCAGTTCAGCGACTGTAACCATTCACTCCTCCGGACAGCTTCGCTGCCAGTTCTTTCAGGGTTGGCCGGGTCGTCTCTTCTTCCCGGGATTTTGCCAGTACAGCCAGATCAAGCTGCCAGCGTTGCACGGACACACGTAATGCCGCGTAGGCATACACCAGGCAGTCCAGCGCTTCGTTACGCCGCTTTTTGTTATCCCACAGCAGACGCATCTTTCCTTTTTCCCACTTCTCCACAAGCTCTTCCGCTACCAGTTGCTGCGCCTCTGTCTGCGAAAAAATCTCCGGATCATCAGGAAAACGGATGGCATACGACGTGGCTTCATCCGCAGGCGTGGGATCGGCTTTCATACGGGCATAGAGAATTTCTTTTGCGGTGTCCGTCCCCACTTCACACAGATACACGCCCCGCTGATTGCGGGTTTTCGGCATGGTGATCACCGGCTTGCCATAGACAGACGCGCCCTTTACCGGCAGCACCCGGAAAACACCGTGTTTTTTTGATCTCTGATAAACAATTTCACCATCGATCCCCCCGGTGTCCCAGCAGACACGGGAAATAGTCATTTCGGTGCCATCCGCATGGCGGTATTTTTTGTTGATCGCCGCATCCACACGTAACAGCGTCTCTTCCTCATCAGGACGCCCCATAATGATGATTTTATCCACCAGAAAGGCTTCCTCTCCCGGAGCCCATCCCCAGACATACATCTCAAAACGGTTTCGCTGCGAGTCAATGCCCGCCGTCAGATAAACCACCCGGGCAGGCACCGCCGCCGTGTAACGCACCACCTTATCCATCAGTACCTGGTGATCGAGTTTTTCGCCCACGGCCTCTTCCCAGGTCTCGCCCAGCGTGGTGTTCACAAAGGTTTTCAGGCCGTTGGGATCTTTCAGTGCATCCAGCCAGTCATAGACAATCTGTACCCAGGTGGTGAACGGACTGTACGCCGTCCAGATATGGAACGTGATGGAGCGCGGCGGCGGAATTTCATCACCCCGGGCGCTGAAAAACGTCAGACCGTCACGGGTCCACATGCCCGTGTTTTCACAGATCCACCGCCCGTTACTCTGGTCAAGCTCAGACTGATGGATCACACAGCCATGATGCTCACAAAGGTAGAAAACACTTTCTGGCTTATTCTTCTCCCACTTAAGACCGAAAGGCGAGGCATCATCGCCAAATTTCAGATACTGCTCCTCCCCACAGTGCGGACAGGGCACATAAAAACGCATGAAGTGTGCCGACTCGTTAGCGGCTTTTTCGATCTGGCAGGTGCCTTTGATTTTAGGCGTCGAGCCGCGAATGGATTTTGGCCACACCGACCCCTCAATACGCTTATCCCCCAGCAGGGTTGGCGAGCCCTCTTTTTCGACATCCGGCTCGAACGAGGAAAGTTCGTCATAGCAGACCACGTCCACGGATTTTTCACGGTAGTTTTTGGCGGCAGCGCCGCCCAGGCACCAGAAACCGACGCCCGATGAAAAGCGTTTCAGCGTGAGAGTATTGTCACGATGTTTACGACCCAGCCATGGGGAAAGGTCTTTCAGGCATGGCACGTTCCGAATCGTCGCCTCCACGTGAGACTTCATAAAATCTTCAGCGGCAGAATCCGTGGGCTGAAAAAGCAGACTGTTTCGGGATTTATGCTCAATAAAATACCCGACCACCCCCAGCAACATCTTTGTATAGCCAACACGGGCAGATTTAATCAGGTTAACCGTGCGAACCTGGTCGTTACCCATACAGTTCATGATGGCGATCTGGAATGGCAGCGTTTTCCATTCTCCCTCACCATATGAAGATTCTTTAGGCAGATAATAATTTTGATCAGCCCATTCAACTGCCGTCATTGGTACAACCCTGACCAGAGGCTGCAGCGCAACCGAAACGGCAGCCATCATATTATTCAGTTGTTGCTCTGATATATTCATCGAGTAAATCCGGTAATTTATCCCCTGCCCGCGCACACTGATTTGCCCCCTTAGCAATAAGGGTTTTCAGATGGTCAAGATGGCGCGGTGTTAAATCAGGAAACTGTCGCTGCATGGATAAAGGGATGGAATCAAGCGTACTGGATAACGCCATTGCCAGCTTACTGAGGGCAAAAATACAGAACCCGGTGTCAATAAGTTTTCCTTTTGACACCTCATTTTTTAGCTGCTGTGTAACAGCCTGTTCTGCTGTCAGTTCCCATCTGGCAATAAGCAATTTCTCCTCATAGTCGTCTTCGCTATCGCCATCAGGCACATCGTTTTTACTTCTCCTCAGATACGATATGTAAAAATCGCGCCAGGCATCCAGATCCAGTTGCCCTCGCTTATTCGATATCGGGGCACCCGGCAATTTCTGCAATCTGCGAAGCTGGCGATCGGTCAGACTTAAATGCCTGGCAACTTCAGTCTGCGTAGCCACTCCTCACCTCGCAAAAACTCTCACCTCACAATCACAACAAAACCGGTCATGTCCGGTTTACATGTCTGTTTTTTGTTCATGTCCGGTTCACAGAAGACCTGTTTTTATATTTTTCATATAGTTAACTTGCAGAGAAACCGGACATGGATCCCGGAAAATTTTCATAAATAGCGAAAACCCGCGAGGTCGCCGCCCCGTAACCTGTCGGATCGCCGGAAAGGACCCGCAAAATGATAATAATTATCATCTACATGTCACAACGTGCATCTACGCCATCAAACCACGTCAAATAATCAATTATGACGCAGGTATCGTATTAATTGATCTGCATCAACTTAACGTAAAAACAACTTCAGACAATACAAATCAGCGACACTGAATACGGGGCAACCTCATGTCAACGAAGAACAGAACCCGCAGAACAACAACCCGCAACATCCGATTTCCAAACCAGATGATTGAACAAATTAACATCGCTCTTGACCAGAAAGGTTCAGAAAATTTTTCTGCGTGGGTCATTGAATCTTGCCGCCGGGAGCTGGCAGCAGACATAAAATATGCCCGTCAGTTGACTATAAAAAAGAATGATACACAGTATGCTCTGCGATGGCTGTTCATATAACTATTTCTTTATATTGCTGAATTTATAAAAACTCACAGACATTAGCTGTATTAATTCCGAATTGAAATAATCAGCCATATAGAATAAAAATAAAGCATAACAATAATAATCTTCTACCCAATCAGTACATTACTGCTGTGACTCCAACACGGCAGTTTTTTTATTGAACAGATTCCAGTTTCTTCCACCATCGCACCGGACGGGCGACCATGAGGGGAGAACGCCGCGCTCCGTTTACGCGGTAAACCCCGGTGTGTATCGTTTTTGATTATCCCCGCACACTCTCGCAGAGGAGTCTCCCTGTCGGGCTGCGGTCTCTGTTAATGCAGGAATACGGCGACGATACGGCGCATCAGCAAAACTTAGTTCAGGCACTGAGTGCGGATATAGTCCTGTGCCCCTTCCAGCTGCTTCTGCATGGTCATCAACCGTTCTCTGAGGATGAAATAATCCCGTTCAGCGGTGTCTGCCAGTCGGGGGCCGGTTGCATTATCCACGCCGGAGGTGCCGGTGGCTTCACGCACGGTACCGGAGCAGGTGGCGTTGATCCGCAGGCGCTTACGACCAGCGGCAACATCAGCACGCAGAGTTTCATTTTCAGCTCTCGCATCGGCTAACTCCCTCGAGTATTTTGCATCGAGCGCAGCAACATCACGCTGGCGCACCTGCATGTCAGTAATGGTGGCATTCGCCTGTTCCAGCTCTCTGGCTTTTTTATCGCGCTGCGCTTTGTAGGTGAGCGCGTTGTCACGGTAATGGTTTGTTGCCAGCCACAGCGCACCACAGCCAACCGCCAGGACAATAATCACCACACACAGAACACGGTTCATCTCTCTTTCACCCCACCAGTCCCGATAACGTCAGGACTCGCCAGGCGGTGGAAAAGAAAATGGCAACCAGCATGACTAAAAATGAAATGCCGACAAGTACACAGAGGCTCTTCACCAGCGTTATGAGTTTATCTGATATCATTAGCCACCCCATCAATCCGCCTTTGTTATTTTCCCTTTGCCTGTATCAGCCAGGACAAAATCAATCAGCATATTCGCTTCATTTACCAGCGTACGGATTTTTGATACATGCGCGGCTTTAACCTGTTTCCACTCATTCAGCCCGGTAGCAAACACACTGGCAATGTTTTTATCCCGTTTCATGTCAGCACAAGCCTGGTTGAGTTCTTCCATCACGCTCATTTTACGGGGATTAACGACAAAACCCTTCGTCCAGTACTCGTAAAGAACATCGTCGCACTCTTCCTGATACCGGATGACCTTATCGCGGATTTCGGGTTTTACTTTGTTGGGATTAATGGTTTGTAGCCAGCCGGCAAGTTTTCGAAGTGGCATGGACACCATATTGCGTTGTTTCCCATCCTCAGCAACCATAACGATTTCCGTTATAGTTGACGCAAAACGCTGTCTTAACTTAGCCAACTGTGATTGCCAGGCCAGCCCCATCCCCGCAACGACAGGTTTCATGGGAACGTATGGTTCGCCATTATGGTTAACTACATAAAGAGAGTTGCCGTGAAACGGCACGGCCATCATATTCATCGGTTATTTCCTTTTAGTGATGAACCTTGTCTCACAGGAATCCAGCCCACAGAAAGGCACCGACAGCCAAACCGGTATCCTCAAGGGTCATCCTGAAAGGTTCTGTGTTGTGAGATGCGCGTGAGATGCGCAGAAATGACAAAGGCATCATTACGGTGCCTGAGTGTTAAACAACTGTTTTGACTTTATTCACTTACATTTTGCCAATTTGCAGGATTTCGTGTTATCCGTCCATGTAAGCAAACCTCATTTTTCAGCAAAATATTCTTCTTATCTGTCGATTCCCCAGCACGCCAGCGCGCTCTCCTGGTCACGACGGGATACCTGACCGTAACAGTTGTTTGAACGAATACGGCAGTCTCTGCCACCGTCCTTAATCCACCAGCGAATCGCTTCGCAGGCACCTTTTCGATCACCTGCATTAATTCGTCTGTAAAACGTCGACGGGAAACACTTACCGGGACCAATGTTGTACGGACAGAATGACGCAATCCCCGCTTTCTGGGGTTCGGTCAGTGGCACTCTGATGTTTTTCTCCACCCATGCCAGCGCCTTATCACGCTCAATGGCGTTAACCCGGTCGCATTTTTCCTTCGACAGCTTCATGCCAGGAATAACAGGCTTACCATCCACCCGGGTGGCTCCACGGCAGATGGTCCAGATACCCGCACCATCACGGTATGCTGTGGTGTGGTTACCTTCCTTTTCATCCAGAAACTGGTCGAGGATTTCAGGCGCAGGCGCACCTGCGGCAATCAGCGCCAGAACGGCAGCCGACAGGCCGTATCTGATTTTTGCGTTCATGGATATTTATCAGGGTTTATCGATTTCAAATCCCTGGATATGTTAAGTCTTCAGGCCAGCGGTGGAGTCTTCAGAGAACCCGTAATTATTCCCGGTAGTTTTCCTCTGTAGGTTATCAACACATCCTGCGCCTCTAAAATGATGGGCCGCTTTTCCGGCAACGGACCATCCCCTTCACATAACCCGGCAGCAACATCCATGAAAAACTGCTTCGCCTGCTTTTTCGCCTCAGCTTCGTAAAACTCCAGCGTGGCTCCTTCAGTACGGTCAAGACTAATCGCCACATCTGGCAACAACAGTGACGGATACCCACCAATTTCCGGTGCCACAGTAACAGTAATCTTATCCGGGTAATTATTTATCCCTTTAACAACCAGTTCGTATTTTTTCTTCATCGCTTTACTCTCCCCGCGCCGCCTTACGACGGTCCTCTCTGATTTTGAAATACAGGTTAGTCAGATACGTCAGCAGGCCAAACAGCAGACTCCCCAGCACACCTATCGCCACCCACTGGGACGGAGAGACTTTGTCCAGCAGCTGCAGTAACCAGTATCCCGTCCCCACCGCTGACGTGGTGTATGACACACCCGTTGTGATTTTTTCCATCTGGTACATACCCCGTCTCCCGCAATCCGGAAGCTCACAACAACAGGAGGGGCATCAGCTCACACCGACAGCCCCTGCGTATGGTTACATCATCATTTCGCCGCCAGGCTGAGGCTCACTGCTACCGTCAGGCTGAGACACAACGCCATCTGAAACAGCACTGTCACCCGCGCCGTCTTCAGGCTCAGGAGCAGCCGGTCCCCCCAGCAGCTCATCCAGAATGGCATCCACTTCAGCATCAAGACGCGCCTCAAGATTCTGGCGGAGTTGCTGTTTCAGTGCGCTTCTGACTTCTTCAGAGCGCAGGACGTCCTTCACTGCTTCAGCAGTGACCAGAGATTTTATTTCTGACATGGGATTTTCTCGTTGAAAGGTGTTGTTAAGAAAGTTGCTACGAAATGAGAGGCTCTTCGGGTTTTGTTCCGGCTGACTGGCTGGCGCTGATTTTTTCCGCCGCCGCGGCATCAATCTTTTTGCGTATATAGTTCCGGATAACCTTATACCCGCCACTTACCAGATATAACGTGCACACCACCGTGCAGAAATACAATAAAATAAGCTGTACAAATCTCATTATCCCTCCCGGTTATTGATATGGTGTTGACATCGTTAATACCTGTTGGTTAAAAAAGTGTCCTGCATGTTTTGCTTTGGATATAACGACATTTGCCGCCGGTTCTGGCTCCTTGTTTTCCCTGCCCCGGCGGCCTTTTTTTCCTGCTTACGGGTTATTCACTTCCACTGTTATACTTTCAATCAGCACCGGATATGTCGCACCGCTAGTGATATCGGTCACGCGCAATTTGTCTGCCGTAAACGTGCCGACCGGTGACTGTGACAGCATGAACGGCGTCCCGTCCTTACCATCAATGACCGGCGTCACCTCAATACTGTTGTTACCGGCAAAACGGAAGCCCAGCGTATGCCATTCGTTATCAAATGCGCCGAATGACCCCAGCTTCGTGTTCTGACCAGCATTTCCCTTGTGGTACATCACATTAAGGTCTGTGGCATCGCTCTGTACGTAAAACGACGCCAGCAGGTTATGACCGGCATTACCTTCCAGTGTGACGCCCTGAGGCAGTGAAGAAACCGGCCAGTACAGCGCCAGTGCGTACTGATTAGCTGTCAGTGTGCCATCAACTTTAAAACGACAACTGATAAGCCCGCCCTTCTCCAGCAGGTCTGCGCCATTACCGGCATCATGCTGCATAAACCACGAGGAACTTCCTGTCTGTTTGGTCCACCTCAGCGCCTTACCTCCTGCAGCACCTGCATCATCAACTACCAATGCACGCCCTCCTTCAGCTCCCCATCCCTGCGGATTCAGTAAACCACCTGACTCTGTTGCACGGTAATAAAGCAGCGTTGTCACTGATTTCCCGTCCGTTGACGGTGTTGATGGTGTGTCCGGTGACGGCTTCTCATCCGGCGGCATCACAACCTGTTCCCCACCCACCAGTTCAGCCGTCCGTCCTGCATGGAGAAGAATCGCTGAGGCAAGACGGTCAGAAATAATCCCCCTGCGTGCCCATGAGCTGAAATGGCTCGCACGGTCTGCTGACGTCCAGTTTGCCGACGTCCGGGAGGCCGCACCGTAATATCCTGATGCCGGAATATCCGGGTCTTCTTCCGGTTTGTTCGTCGGGACATTTGCTCCGTTCTCATCGGTCATGAACGGCACAAAGTGAATATTCTTTTCCGTTTTGTTTTTGTAACTGCCGTACACCGTCTGGTAAGTGGATTCGCTCTTCTGCTTCCAGAAATAAGTTGTGTCTCCACATATCCAGGGAACACCGTCAGCAGAACCACCAGCGCACTGTCCCACCATATCTGCAAGGTCCGTACGATATTGTTCCACTACTTCTGTAAAACGGGCTGTGTGATTTGCTGGCGTTCCGTCAAAGTCAAATTCCCCCTGCATCCACACCACGGCAAGCAGCACATTTTTCGGGTTCTTTGCCAGCGCGGCTTTTGTACGACCGATGAGATCCTTATACAGCGGCCTGCCCACACCCCAGCGGGTAGAACTCTCTGAGGCACCGGTCACGTCACTGTATGTTCCATCTGCCCCGGTGGTGAAAGCTGAACCACCACGGCAGCACGGAACCAGAAGAATACCCGCATTCGCCGGTATAAACGGCAGCAGCTTTTTGGCAATATGCAGCCCCTGCCCCACGGTTCCGTACTGACCTTTCGACAGGTCAGCTTTCGGATGGTTAAGACGGCTCATGTCCTGTACATCATGCAGACAGTGGTCTGCCGGAATAATGTCGTTATATTTACAGGGAGCGCCATCCGGCGTCACTGTGCTGCGACGAGCCAGTTGCTTTATACGCGGGTCAGGACGGTCATATGTCTGCGGCAGAGGAAGCCCCTCACCGTAAGCCATGCCGTTCGACTGCCCGGCCAGTGGAATAACGTAGTAATAATCTGGCTCCGTGGTGACCACTCCCGGATAGCCACCATCCCCCGTGCCGGGCACAACCACTGGCGTGGTCACATCCCCCTCCGCGGCAATCGCCTGCATCAGGGTATAAGGGGTTATGGCCACAGGACTACCAAACGGCTGCCAGCCCTCTTTCAGTTTGTGTGTCAGCTTTTCCGCAAGATCTGACGGCGACGCCGCCCTGACAACATCATAATGTTTAATCGACATCGAATTTCTCCCGTGTACAGGAACAGAGTTAAAAAGCCGGAACCGGAATCAAATCACAGGATGACCATCTGCCAGTGGCTGGTCGTAAAAAAAAGGCCGCGCCATGCGCAGCCGGAAATAAAGGGATAACGATGATAGTTTGAGAAAAACAGAAATAACACTTTTGTGGCAAAGCATGGTGCCGGGTGCCTCCCGGTGAATTCAGTACCAGCACCTGAATCCGCGATTATCCCATATACCTGGTTGCTGATTGCCCCACCGCACAGGGGGATTCACCATGCAGTAGTATTTTTAATAAACAGTAAACAAAAAAATCAAGCATTATGCAGGCTGTTTCTTTTTATCACCGGCCACAGCAATACCACAATGCCGCAGACCAGCCCCCCATCCGCCAGCACCGACATGATTCTGCTGGTGAAATCCACCATCACCACCAGAAACAGCAGGAGTGCAGCCACAGCCAGGCGCAGTTTTACCGTCACAGGTGATTCTCCAGACGAAGCCCCAGAACACCGGCAATCTCTTCCAGCACCTTGCGCTCTTCCGGCTCAATTTCGCCGTCTGCCTCCGCAATGGCCACCGCCACATCCAGCACATCTTCCGCTTCACGCGTATCGTGTTTCACATCCTCGATCTCACGTAACGCCGCACGACGACCAATTTTAAAGTTCGTATCCAGCTGACCGATAATGGTTGCGCTAATCGCATTAATTTCTGACGTAAACGCGGACAGCGCTGGCTGATTACGCAGTACCTGTTCGATCTTCGCTTTCTAGGAAGCCTCACATTCACCATCTGCACAGGCCACCAGGTATGCGGCGTTAATCACCGCCTGTGCCAGATCGCGTTTCTCAAACTTTCCTTTTTCCGGTTAACGTGACACACCAATAACTCTTGTCGAAAAAGCCAGCAAGCTGAAAGACCGGTATTCACAACCACCAGCGCGTTTACTGTACTGGCGTGATTTCAGTCATAAAAAAACCCGCCTGGCGACGGGTGTAAAAAATCTTCTAACGTCAGGCATAAAACGCCCATCGTTAGGGCAAATTTACCACAGATTCGGGAAAAATCAACAAAGCTATCTGGTCACCTTTTTCAGTTGTTGTTCTGCCCATGCTTCTTCAATATCAAACTGCACCACCAGCGTATCGTAAAAACGTTTAACTGTTTTTTTCCATGTATCAAGAGATATGGCATCGGTTACATTACATATGGCATTAAATGCCTCCGTTGAAGGTAATCTTTCATAGCCACGACCACCACAACGCTGGCAGTCTCTGATAACAGGCATACCACGTTTTACCGACTCTTCACGATGAATGGCAACACCGCGCCCACGACAATCTTTACAGGCGGTGGAAACCTCCCCCTTCCCTCCACACTCCGGACAGGCAACTTTTACCACCTCCCTGACTTTTTTCCATTCCTCCCAGTAAGACGGATACACGCCTTTTGTGCACTTTGCCCACACTGGCGGCTTACCATCCGGATACTGGATCTTGTTTGTAAAAACCTCGCTTTCAATAAATTTTTTTCCGTGACAACAGGGGCACTGTTTTTTGCTCGCCGCGCTACGGGCATAATCTTCAAACGCATACGAAGCCATAATACGCATCACTGCCGGTTTTATTTCTGCCGGGAGTTTTCTTAACGCCGCCACGCGATCACACCGACTGAGTGCATATTCTGTCAGCAATTCTGTTGCCCGCTCTCTGTCATTCATACTAATGCCCATTTTCCCAAGGAACGCAGAAAACCCCATCTCAGCCCAATTCTGTGTCATGCCCTGCGCGGCCATCACATCAGTGATACTCAGCGTATCTTTCGACGTTGAGGCCGATGCATCAGTCAGGCCGGGGGATTTTGGGGAGTAGTATTTCGGTAAATCTTCCAGTTTCATTTTTTGACCTGCCCTTCAAGCATTATGGGGTAAATCTTCACCCCCAGACGTCCACCAGATACTGGCTGAGCACGAACGATATTGATTTCATCAAACTGCTCATCGTCCATTAGCAACCCCGCATGCGTCAGCGCATCCAGCGGCGCTTTCAGAATATTGTCCAGGTCACGGCGGCGCTTATCCGGTGGCTCGGCAATAATCTTTATCGCCAGCCTTCCGGACAGGCTTAATTTCAGCCGCTGCTGGCGAACAATAAGCGCCACAGCCCGGCGATAACGCTCACCGGCTTTTGATACAAAATATGTGCTGCCACGACGTCGCCAGTAGGTGTTCACCGTCGGCGGGTAAAGCAAAACAAACTCTATACGCATCAGTAACCTCTTTTACCCGAGCACGCCGGTTGCAAAGGCGTGATCAAGAAAACGAAAAATTAAATCAACCTGGGAACCATGCTTTTCTTCGAACGCCAGCGGATCCGCATGAAGCTCGTTGTGATGCTCCCGACACAGCGGTAGCGTGAAAATATCGTGGGATTTTGTTCCCATTCCGCCCTGACCATGACCAATCAGATGATGAGGATCGTCCGCTGGCTTACCACAACACGCACACGGCTGTGTCTTTACCCAGCGTGTGTATTTCTCATTTACCCAGCGGCGACGTTTAGGTCGTTTCATGAAGGATTCCGGAGACTCCGGATCAACGGCAATGCTTACCACCGTCTTTTCCTGTGGCGGGTTTTGCTGGTGGGCGTGAGGCAGCGGCGCAAGATTTTTTGTGCGCTGTTTCAGGATGCTGGTGGCTGTCTGTTCTCCCGGTATGATGTCGCTTTCGCGGTACACCGAGCGGATTTTTTCCGCACGTAACCCCAGAGAACGACGTAATGCTGCCTCTGGTAGCGCATCCGCCACCTGATTGCAGACCGCCCACCAGGATAATTCACCCAGAGATAATTCCCGCTCCTGCGTGCCATTCATTGCATGGCGTATGACGTCAATCATCCATGCTGACAAATTTTGGTGAGCAAGTTGCCCGAGTGATTCGGAGGTCTGGTCACGCAACTGGTTGTCGCAGTGCCAGCACAACACCATTGCGCCGGTACCATAACGGTGAATGACAGTTTCGCTGTGGTGATAATCGCCGTGTGGCCACTGGCAGGATTTAATATGGCGCAACAGCCAGTCAGACAATGCACCAGCACCACCAGCAGCACGAATCACTCGTTCGTCGCTGAAAAATGGCAGCAATGTTTTGTCTTCCACCAGCGGCTGGCGAACGGCAGGAACGACCCCGGACGGCAGATTACGCATGCTTTTCGGTTCCGGCTCCACCAGTACCCGGGTATTGTGAAATACCTGCATGGATTCACGACCTGGCTTAAGGGCCACCAGCCCGAGTTCCGGTACCAGAACAGGTCGAAGTAATACCCGCACGTTACCTCCAGATCCGTTGCTGGAATGTGCGGGACGGACGCGGTGGGCGTTCGGAGTAAGGAAGCCTGACGGAGATTATCCAGTGACGGTAGTCGAGGCTGAGGGCTTTCTTAATCTCGTATCCGCGCCTGCGGTAACACTGAATCAGCCATTCAGCCTGTTCTTCGGTGCAGGGGTCGTGCTGATACCAGTCAGATTTGAATGCATGAGAACGCCGCCCGTGCCTGCTGGCAGGGGCGGCAGAGTTATCCGAATTGTAAAATTTGGTATCGTGCGCCATCTGTTTTCTCTGCTGGCGCAGCAGGTGCCAGTTGTTCAGGCTGACGGATGGATTGTAAACCAGAACGACCAGAAAAAACAAAACCCGCCGAAGCGGGTTAAGTGCGGGTGCGTTGAGGATGCCTGACACATCAGCGGTGGCGAGGGATTTCTCCCCCGCCTGGTCTCTTACTCCTCAGGTTCGTAAGCTGTGAAGACAGCGACCTCCGTCTGGCCGGTTCGGATTCGTACCTCGCAGAGGTCTTTCCTCGTTACCAGTGCCGTCACTATGACGGTTAAACAGATGACGATCAGGGCGATTAACATCGCCTTTTGCTGCTTCATAGCCTGCTTCTCCTTGCCTTTCGGCACGTAAGAGGCTAACCTACATTTGTGAGACATAGATTGGGCCTCAGATTAATGTTAAGCGTCTTGCAGGACGCGTAATGTTAACTGGGGCTTTTCTCTATCTGCCTTTTGGTGTTCATGCCTGAGGCAGATAGCCTCAAGCACCCGCAGCAATTCTACTTAACTCTCGCTTTACCGCAAACCGTTTTTACCCGATATGGGAATTCCCATATCGTAATGAATTCAGTTCCCTAGTCGATCCATCAAAAACACAACCAGGCAGTAAACGCCCACAACAGCAACAACAGCCAGCGCACCTTCCATTGCCAGTGATATATCATCCGACATATTCCCTCCTTTGGTGTTAATCCCGGCGAACGTTTTTACCCCCACCGACAAATAACATATACTAAAAAAGCGATAGCCATAGCAACGCCTGTAATTGCAAATGCTTCAGGCCAGTTCATTGGCGCACCTCCTGCGGCGGTTCTGGTAGAGGCATCCAGTGTGATGGTATCCACGACGCACCAGGTATTATCCACCCATCATTAGCGTCAGGATGCCCCGGGATGTAAGTCGCCCATTTCATTCGCCAGTCACCTTTCCTGCCAAAATCCCTGGCAACAAGAACGGCTGTTTTGGTATCCGGCATTCGCTCACTACAGCTTATCCAACTATCCGGAGTTACCGGATAGTTGCCCGATAGTGCATTCTGCTCCAGTGATGCTTTTACAAACCACGCTGCCTGAACTATAACGCCATGAATCCAGCGCAAATCAGCATCGCGATCTTTCTTTTTCATCTTTTCGCCACTTAAGGCCTTGCTTATGTGGCTGCGTACCAGGTCTTCATGTAATTCCTTCGCCTCCTCAATGGTGAAACCACCAGGCAGAAGAGCCGGAGTTACCGGAGAGCTGGTTGACGCTTCCGGGATTTTCCGAAAATTATTGGTTGACGAATCTTTATTTTCCCGAAAGTTTCCGGACTGAAGCATGGCTTCGCGGCAATCGTTCCAGCCTGTAGCGTATGCAGTCGCTTTGCTGCTGCCTTCAACTGGCGCATCCTGCCAATACATTTCTTCCGGCACTATCGGCGCTGGAGGGGCGGCAAATAGATATCCGCCAAAGTCAGGAAGCTCTCTAATGGCCTGTACGAATTTTTGTTTGCCTACGTCAACCCCTAATGGGTAATGAGCTATAATCTTTGCCACCGGCTCTGCTTCCAGCGATGCCAGCGCAATCCGTGCCAGTTCCATTTGTTCACCACGGGTAAGCCCGTTTTCAAGCGGATTTTTAATGAACAATTCAATACGTTCTTTGGTAATAGTGGTCATGTGTTACTCCTTAACCCGCAGTGCTTTCAACTGATGAGGGGAACAAAATCTTTTCATCAAACCCTGCATTCATATCATGAACAGCAACACACCAATCCATCGACGAACGATTATCAAGAGCCTCCATGATTTCATCCATGCGGCGTAGGTCATACAGGTAAATGCTTTTATCGCCAATGGTGTAAAAGCCAATTTTTTTCGGTGATGGACAGCGATCAAGAACTTCCTGTAATTCGTTCAACCATGCCCGTTCTTTTTTTGTCAAAGTTGCCATATCAGTTTTCCTTATACGGATTAATTTTATTGTGCAGTGTGTTGAATGACGCCCATACCACGTCGTTATACAATTCAATAACTGGCTCAATTATTTTTCCGATTATCCAGGCTAGGATTAACGGGGATATCGGTATCATCAACACGATAAACAGAATGAGAAACAGAAATTCTGTTGTTCTACTCTTTCGCGGATATTTTTTTCTAAATAATGTGACCATTCATTACCGCCCTTTCGGGCGGCCTCCTGACATTAATCGTTGTGATAACTCATAGCTTCATTTGCAGCATCAACTGGATCAACCTCCCTCCAGCAATAATTTGGGTCGGCTCCTTCAGGCGTCCACGGTTCTAATTCATTTTTTGCCGCATTCTCATCGCCAGTAATTTTAAAAATCTGCTCAGAGAATTTTCTTGCCCACTCGTTATATTTTTCCGCATTAATGGCTTTCTGTGTATTTAACATAAATATACCTCCAGTTAAGGATTAGATTTTATTTACAGCGCTAAATTTATTTATTCAGTTCTGGATTTTGTCGCCCTGCGTATCCGCGCTTTCGCGTTACGCTCAATCTGAATTAACTTTTCTATATTTTTCCGCCTTTCCTGTTCCTCCTGGCGCAATAGCCTTACATCATCTGCCAGTCTGGTTTCTCTTTTCGCCACAGAGAGCATCCAGTCAAACGGCTCCACAACTGCACCGCAGATTTTACAGCGGACCTGACGCTCTTTTTCGTCAACCCGAACAGAGGCGTGATGGCAATATGGTCTTTCCGATGGCTCATAAAGAAAATTAACCTGATTACGAGGGTTGGATTTGCCCCTATATTTCCATGCTCCTCTCCTTTGATGCGAATGCCAGCGGTAATTGAAGCCTGATAGCTAATTTCACTCACAGTACCGCCTCCTGAAAATTACCCTGATAGAAAGCCAGTACACGCTGCATAGCTTCACTCTTCCGGCACTCGCGACAGATTATGTTTAGGCGCCTGTCGTAGCGGCGTATTTCGCCGTCTGGTAACGACCAGATAAGGTCCGGATCAACCACAGATGTTTTTTTCTTCAGCTTTGCCCTTGAGAGTTTTTTGCGGGCGTTTTGCCAGTCCTTACGAGCCTGTTCAGACGGGAATAACCCGTAACCAGAGTTGTATACATCGCCACTGGCAACCAGCTCTCTGGCGAGAACGCTCATCAGATATCTTGTCGCACCTGTTTTCGCTTCCAGTTGTCGTAACGTCTCACGCCCACTCTGGCGCACGAGTTCAACAACTTGCCTCTTAATTTTTTCCCGCTCTTCTTGTGTAAATACTTTTGCCACAAGTCCTCCTGAAAATTACCTCATGACCAGAAATCAACACTTACCCCCTGAAGCCCGGCGGAATTTCGGTATCCGGCTCAGAAATATGATTCACACAACGCTGTACAGACGAACGCCCCAGGCGGATAACCAGTTCATCCCATTTTTCGCGAAGCTTTGACGGACTCATGATATTTTTTACCCAGAATGGATCCCGCTGCACCCGACCAAACATTTCACAAATTTGTCTGTGAGTTCTGCCATCCAGCATCCGCATTGTGCGCACGTCGTTGGCCCATGCGGTCCAGTTGGGTTCTTTCGGTCGCGAAATCTCGCCATCATCGCTGGCGGCCTGCTCGTAAAGACTCACGATTCGCCCCCAGATCCACTGCGCACACGCCAAATCGTCCTGGCTGCCCCACTGGCGTTTTTTTGCACTGAACACAACCGCGTCAGGATGTCGGGTTAAAAAATCCTGTTCAGCCGTCTGCATGTCCGGTTGCGAAGCTTCCGGACGAGAAGTGTTTTTATTCTCTGTAGTAATCTCTGTTGTATTCTCTGTAAGATCATCGGGCCATTTTGACCCGATGACATTGGGTCGTTTTGAACCAATGGAGCGTGTCATTTTGGTCTCTTCCATCGTGTCATTTTGACCTGATGGAGCGGCGCATTTTGACCTGATGGATTCGCTCACTTTGCCACCATCTAAAAGCTCGCTCTCGTAATTAATCGTGTAAAAATTAGTCATATCACGCTTTGATTTGTTGAGCTTTTCGCAACGCAAAAGCCCCAGCGTTTTCAGACTTGCAAATGCGCGTTTTAACGTTGACTCTGACCAGAACGGGAACTGTTCCAGCCATTGTTCTGTTGTGTTATAAATCCAGCGAACACCATCACATTCCATGCCGGAACCGGTATCTCTCAACCAGTAATGCAGCTGCTGCAACACGATGGCTTCGTTCAGACCAATTTTCATCGCCAGCTGCGTGTTTATAACCAGCGGGCGTTCAGCAAAAAGGAGCTTCATCCCCTCCCCCCCCAGAACACGTTATCAATGCACCACCACGGCATTTCCCGCCGGACCACCACGATTCATCTGATTGAAACCAGCGATCGCCACTGCGACAAAATCATCAGCGTCTCTCACCAGCCGTTCCCGCGTCTCCACCAGCTCCCGAAAATAGGCTGAACTGTGGCTGCGCATTCGGGCCACCAGCAGAGGTGGCATTGCTTTTTCGATCGCTGGTAACAACGCCTGAATTTTTTTAACCGCATCAGGGGTGTCTTTCTCCACCCAGCGGAATATTTTCTGAGTATTGCGAGCCAGGGCTTCCGGATGGCTGTCGTCATACAGTTCCGGGAACGTCATTCCCAGTTCGAAATACGCTTTGGTAATCTTCGCAGTCGGTACTTTTTCGCCGTCCGGATGCGCCCAGGCATTCATCGCCATGCGGATGTGCTCATGCTTGATTTTCATGAATCATTCTTTCCTTCGTTCGAGGTGCTATCCTGCCTCTTGTAAAGCTCTGGGTTGTATTTCAATTCACCGTTAGTAATTTCATCCAGCTCCATTGCGCGAAGTTTGGGAATAACAGCTTTCCACCGCACAACAGCCACATGTGAAATCCCAAGAGCCTCAGCTACTAGTCGCTTTTTTTTGAAATGGCGCAGAACATCATCTTTGAACATAAAACTCTCCTGTTATTTCGAACATGAGGGTAACAATAGTTACATTGTAATGTCAACCATAGTGACATTGCTTGGTAGTAACATTGATTACATGAAAAACACTATCAGCGAACGTATTCGGAATCGTCGAAAAGACGTTGGACTAACCCAAGAGCAGGTTGCAAAAGCAATCGGCATAACTCGTGTATCCGTAACAAAATGGGAAAATGGCTCTTCAAAACCTGACGGTGAGAATTTGCATCTGCTGTCAAAATTGCTTTCAAAATCTCCTGAATGGATTCTTTATGGAAAGGACGATCACGATAAAATCGATGTTCTGCGTCTGAATCAGCACCTTTACATTAGTGACAACATCGCCCGGTTGCCCGTTTTAACGTGGGAACAGGCTGGTTATTGGGATATGAGTTGCCCAGTAACCGAGATTCCTGGTATTAAGAATTGGGTTGATGTCATGACAAAAACCGCTGAAAACTCTTTTTTATTGCACGTTGAGGGAGATTCGATGACGAACTCTAACGGCCTCCCAACAATCCCAGACGGATCTACCGTGCTGATCACACCATGCTCAAGTAACATTAGAGAACTGGTGGGAAAAATAATCTTAATCCAATTGGAAGGTACGCCAAACGTAACACTAAAAAAAGTTGCGATTGACGGACCAAACATCTATCTGTTGTCACTGAATCCGCTTTACAAACCCATTGAACTGAATGTCGGTTACACTATTAAAGGTAAAGTTTCACAAATACATCAATACTTAGACTAAGTCAGAACCCGCATTCATTGCGGGTTTTTTACACCCCTGGATGTACCTCTTGTAACATCATGTTGACTTCAATGGTAACTCTTGTTACCTTAACAACATACCCACCCCGCCCCACAGAACGCCGGGCAATACTTCGAGTTACCAGGCAGTGGTCAGGGGTTAAGTAGCCAGCCCGAGGCGTAAGAACATGACGGCAGGGTTCAACTTTAACTATGCAGCAGGTTTTTGTTCCGCTACCCCGGCGTTAAGGGGATATGAGGTCAGCATGGATACTCTTGATCTTGGCAACAACGAATCTCTGGTGTGCGGCGTGTTTCCCAACCAGGACGGCACGTTCACCGCGATGACGTATACCAAAAGCAAAACGTTTAAAACCGAATCTGGCGCGCGTCGCTGGTTAGCAAGAAACTCTGACTAATGAAATCTGGTAATTAAGGAATCCTCCACGGGGGGAGAGTGGTGCACACGCGCCGGACACAAGCAAGCATCCGGCATGCTCTTTAACAATCTGGATATCCATAACAGTAAAAATCTACAGATTGCCGTTCAGTTTTCTGGCCAACTCTTCAATAGATGGAGGTGATACGTAATCCGGATTTTTATTCATAAGAAACTGATTTTCACAGTACAGGCACCTGCTTTTATGAAAAAATTCATATTCTCTAACCGGGAATGGCTGAAGTATCGATACTATCTTTTGTCCAAAACATTTTGGACAAAGATGCATGATTATGCTGCCGCCGTTCACGGTTACCTCCTTCGAGTACACAAAAGTTCCCGACTCAAGTTGGCTAAGGATATAACCTTCCGTCTGAGCCTCAAAGTTTTCAAATTCTGCAATTTTAGCTTTGAGAGAAGCATTTATTTCTTGATAAGTGCCCACCAGCTCAACGAGAGACACGCATTCGCGCTGAATAGATGCAAGCTTTGAGTTCAGTTCACCAATAGCCGCATTTACTTCAGCTTGAGTTTTTGCCTCGTTCATTAGTTTTGCAATCTGGGCGGTTTCACGAATAGCCGTCATTGCTGCCGTTAATTCAGCGATCACATTCAATACTCTTATTGTTGTTGGGGATATCCAGATTAACAAGATCCTTGTTGTTGGGGAATAACGGGGACCACCTCGCCTGACGTGGTAAAAAGCAGGCACACAACACGAAAGCACACGGCGAGGTTGCTGGTTCATAGATAGCCTATCGTTAAATTTTCGTCGACCGTGCGCTTCCGGTTGTGGCAGTCCGCGAAATGGCGCGGCGGTAAGTATGGCTGGGGTTTCCTCCATTGCTCCAGAAAATGCACCGGGTTGTCAGGTTGACCATACGCTTAAGTGACAACCCCGCTGCAACAACCCATGTTGATTACCTTTTGGCGGGTATCCGTTTTTTGTTTTCCCTTGTGATACCCGCCCTTTTTAAAGTGAATTTTGTGATGCGGTGAATGCGGCTCAGCGCACGCGGAACAGTTAAAAAGGCCAGTTGACTTCCGTATTGGTTCTTATGGGTGGGTTCTCTGTATCCGGCGTTAATTGTTAACTGGTTAACGTCACCTGGAGGCACCAGGCACCGCATCACAAAATTCATTGTTGAGGACGCGATAATGGAAACGTTATTACCAAACGTTAATACGTCTGAAGGTTGCTTTGAAATTGGTGTCAAAATCAGTAACCCTGTATTTACTGAAGATGCCATTAATAAGAGAAAACACGAACGGGAGCTATTAAATCAAATATGCATTGTTTCAATGCTGGCCCGTTTACGTCTGATGCAAAAAGGATGCTGGCAGTGAATACAGCATTTGCACTCGCTCTGACAGTTTATCTTAATACTGGCGAGCCTGTTAATCTGGTTATTGACATTTACGGTTCAATGAAAGAATGCACGGCTGCCGCAGCGGAACAGAAAATTCCCGGCAACTGTTATCCGGTCGATAAAGTTATTCACATGGATAATAACGAAATCCCGGCAGGACTTAAAACAGCGCCGTAATTAATATCCGGTTTCATTTTATATGCCAGCAATGGCAGGGATTTGTTCACCCTTAAATCTGTAATGAGGTTAAAACAACATGAGTAAAGTCTTTATTTGCGCCGCTATTCCGGACGAACAGGCAATAAAGGAAGAAGGTGCAGTCGCTGTAGCCACTGCCATTGAAGCTGGCGACGAACGCCGCGCCCGTGCCAAATTTACCTGGCAATTCCTGGAGCAATATCCGGCTGCTCAGGACTGCGCTTATAAATTTCTTGTTTGCGAGGATAAACCCGGTATACCCCGCCCTGCCCTCGATTCCTGGGATGCTGAATATATGCAGGAAAACCGCTGGGATGAGGAGTCAGCTTCCTTTGTCCCGGTTGAGACTGAATCAGATCCGATGAACGTCACTTTTGACAACCTAGCCCCTGAAGTACAGAACGCTGTCATGGTTAAGTTCGACACATGTGAAAACATCACTGTTGATATGGTGATTAGCGCACAGGAATTGTTGCAGGAAGACATGGCAACATTCGACGGACATATCGTTGAAGCGTTGATGAAAATGCCAGAAGTTAACGCTATGTATCCGGAGCTTAAGCTGCATGCCATCGGGTGGGTTAAGCATAAATGTAAGCCTGGTGCCAAATGGCCCGAAATTCAGGCAGAGATGCGCATCTGGAAAAAACGTCGCGAAGGTGAACGCAAGGAAGCCGGAAAATACACGTCTGTTGTTGATCTCGCCCGCGCCAGAGCCAATCAACAGCACACTGAAAATTCAACAGGAAAAATCAACCCGGTCATTGCTGCCATTCATCGCGAATACAAGCAGACATGGAAAACACTGGATGACGAACTGGCCTACGCTCTCTGGCCTGGTGATGTGGATGCCGGAAACATTGACGGCAGCATCCATCGCTGGGCAAAAAATGAAGTTATCGACAACGACCGCGAAGACTGGAAGCGTATCTCGGCATCAATGCGCAAACAGCCTGATGCCCTTCGCTACGACCGCCAGACTATTTTTGGCCTTATCCGTGAACGTCCGATCGACATTCACAAAGACCCTGTGGCACTGAACAAATACATTACTGAATACCTGACTACAAAGGGCGTGTTTGAAGATGAAGGAAGAAATCAGAGCGCAACTGATACTCTCTCGTCGCCAGTACCAGAAACTGATGCAGTGGAAACGGCAATTCCGGACAACGAAAAAACCGAATGCAAAGTGGAAGTCGAACCATCTGTAGAGCGTGAGGGGCCGTTCTACTTCCTCTTCACCGACAAGGATGGCGAAAAATACGGTCGCGCAAACAAACTTTCTGGTCTGGATAAGGCGCTGTCTGCTGGGGCTACTGAAATCACGAAAGAAGAATATTTCGCCCGCAAAAACGGTACATACTCAGGTTCACAACAAAATACTGGTGCATCTGACACGACCGCACAACCAGGGTCAGTAAAAGTTACCGCTGACGAAGTAAACAAAATTATGCAGGCAGCCAATATCAGCCAGCCTGACGCCGATGAACTGCTTGCAGTATCACGTGGTGAATTTGTTGAAGGGATTAGCGACCCGAATGATCCGAAATGGGTGAAGGGAATTGAAACCCGCGATTCTGTGAACCAGAACCAGCAAGAAACGGAACAGAACGACCAGAAAGCGGATCAAAACAGCCCAAATACGCAACAAAACGAGCCAGAAACGAAACAATCCGAACCAGTAGCGCAACAGGAACCGGAAAAGATCTGCACCGCCTGCGGTAAGAGCGGTGGCGGCAACTGCCCTGATTGTGGCGCGGTGATGGGTGACGCAACATACCAGGAAACGTTCGATGACGAGAATCAGGTCGAAGTTCAGGAAGACAATTCGGAGAAAATGGAAGGCGCTGAACATCCACACAAGGAGAATGCTGGCAGCGCTCAGGACCACGCCAGCGATAGTGAAACTGGCGAGACGGCAGATCCCTTAATTGCGGTGAACAGTCATCACATTATCACATCCACCAGCAGAGTGTGGACTCACCTGTCGGTCGACCTTGAAACGATGGGAACAAATCCTGATGCACCAATCAACTCTATTGGCGGTAAATTCTTTGACCCGACAACCGGAGAGATGGGGCCGGAATTCAGCAAAGCTATCGATCTGGAAACATCTGGCGGAATCATCGACCGGAAAACAATAAAGTGGTGGGCGAAGCGATCACGCGAAGCGCAATCTGCCATTTTTACCGATGAAATCCCGTTAGATGACGCTCTACTGCAATTACGGGAATTTATCAACGAAAACTCCGGCGAAAGCTTTGTCCAGATCTGGGGAAATGGAGCCAACTTCGACAATGTGATTTTACGCCGTTCATATGAACGGCAGGGGATCCCCTGCCCGTGGCGTTACTACAACGATCGCGATGTGCGCACAATTGTTGAACTGGGAAATTCCATTGGCTTTGATGTCAGAATGGCTATTCCATTCGAAGGTGTACCCCACAATGCACTTGATGATGCACGTCACCAGGCAAAACAAGTTTCAGCAATCTGGCAAAAACTGATCCCAAGTCAGGCTGATTTTTAATGTTCAACCATCGCCGGTTGCAATTGGTATTCTACAACCGGCGTTCATCTGATGTAAGAGATAAAGAATCGATGAGCGAAGTAATCATGATCGTCTCTCCTGGCAAATGGGTATCCGAAGAGCAGTTAATTGCACTTAAAGGAATCAAAAAGGGAACGCTAAAAAAAGCCAGGGAAAAATCGTTTATGGAAGGAAGGGAATATAAGCATGTCGCTCATGACGGTATGCCATGGGATAACAGTCCATGCTTTTACAACCTGGAAGAAATTGATCGCTGGATTGAGCGCCAGGCATCTGCAAGACCAAGACGTCATCTTGCTTGACTAAAAGCAACACGAACCAATGAGAGAAGCTGAAATGAAATATCCGACAGGCGTGGAAAACCATGGAGGGAAATTACGTATCTGGTTTGTTTATAAAGGTGTAAGAGTCAGGGAAAATCTGGGGGTTCCTGACACGGCAAAAAACAGGCGCATTGCAGGTGAGCTGCGCGCCTCTGTTTGTTATGCAATAAAAACCGGCGTTTTCGACTATGCAAAACAGTTTCCCTCCTCACACAATCTGGAAAAATTTGGTGAGGCCCGACAAGATTTAACCATAAAGGAACTGGCTGAAAAATTTCTGGCACTGAAAGAAACGGAAGTCGCAAAAACGTCACTCAACACGTACCGTGCCGTCATCAAAAATATTCTGAGCATAATCGGTGAAAAAAATCTTGCCTCGTCGATTAATAAAGAAAAATTGCTGGCGGTACGTAAAGAATTACTTACTGGATACCAGATCCCCAAAAGTAATTATATTGTTACGCAACCGGGGAGATCGGCTGTCACCGTAAATAATTACATGACAAATCTTTACGCCGTGTTCCAGTTCGGTGTTGATAACGGTTACCTGACAGATAATCCGTTTAAGGGGATCTCGCCATTAAAGGAATCAAGAACCATTCCTGATCCTCTTTCACGGGAGGAATTTATCCGTCTTATCGACGCCTGCAGAAATCAGCAGGCCAAAAATTTATGGTGTGTTTCTGTTTATACAGGCATTCGCCCTGGTGAACTGTGTGCGCTTGGGTGGGAGGACATAGATCTGAAAAATGGAACAATGATGATCAGGAGAAATTTAGCAAAAGATCGTTTTACGGTACCGAAAACACAGGCTGGTACCAATCGGGTAATTCACCTTATCAAGCCTGCAATCGACGCTCTCAGGAGTCAGATGACACTAACGAGGCTGAGCAAAGAACATATTATTGACGTTCACCTCAGAGAGTTCGGCAGAACAGAAAAACAAAAATGCACCTTTGTTTTTCAACCTGAAGTGTCAGCGAGAGTAAAAAATTATGGTGACCATTTTACCGTTGACTCAATAAGGCAGATGTGGGACGCAGCGATAAAGCGCGCTGGCCTCCGCCACCGCAAATCATATCAGTCGAGACATACTTATGCCTGCTGGTCGCTGACAGCCGGTGCCAACCCGGCATTCATAGCAAACCAGATGGGACATGCAGATGCGCAAATGGTGTTTCAGGTATACGGGAAATGGATGTCTGAAAACAATTATGCACAGGTAGCCCTGTTAAATACACAGCTAAGCGAGTTTGCCCCAACCATGCCCCAAAACGAGGCGGCGCAAAATTAA